AATCGTATCCTCAAGCGTTGAGACTTCTTCGACCCGCGCCTTGTTGAAGTCCTCTAAAGCATAAATCTGGTCTAGGATTGCCCGCTCTGCCTCAGTGGCAGCATCACGCTCCATCTTGCGCGTGAGTGCCAGTTCTTCAGCTTCCTTGCCCTGCTCGCGATATATACGCAGAATGAGGTCGTTGATTTTGTTGGCCTCATCCATTTGGCGCTGCTGTTCTTCTTTGAGAATATCGGCCCGCTCAAGATCATACAGCCTTTGAAGTTCAGCGTATTCTTCAGTGGTAGCGCCAGCCTTTTCAAATATCTTGTTCAGGCGTTCAAACTCTTTGTCGAGTTCTTTCAGGCCGTGCGTGAGCGGGTCGGTTTTCTCCAGAAGGCGATCAAATACACCCTCAAAGTCCATAGCCTCTTGAAGCGCGGCCTCTAGGTCGTCGCCAGCTTCGAGCAAGTTTTGCGTCGATTGGCGAATGCCTTCAATCGCGCCACGCTCCAGCGCCAGCTTGATGGCGTAGCGGATAGCCTCCTCTTCTGTATCAAAGGCGATCATGCCTTTTGTGCGGCCAAGACCAAGCGGGTCAACACGGAAGGTTTTCTTGCGAACGCCGATGCTGATTTTCAAGCCGTCAGCAATCGTGCCGCTGAACTCTTCGGCAATCTTTTGTAGGCCGTTTACAACGCTCCCCGCCAAGCCTTCGGCCATTTGCTTGAGCTGACTCTTGTTGCCACGAACGCTAGATACCATCGCGTTGCCAGAAATCGTCTCAATGGTGGCTGAAGCGCGAGGTGTGCTTTTCACCATCCCCCCGATCACGCCGCCAAGCAGCCCGCCCGCTATGCTGCCAATTGGCCCTGCGAACCCACCCAGTCCCTTAAATACGCTATCCAATCCTTTCGTCAGGAACTTTTCACCCAACTTGCCCCCGATGGCCCCGCCAATAGAACCGCCTAACGCACTGCCAGCAGCGCCCCCGACAAGCCCACCAGTGGCGGCGTATTCCATGGCAGTGACGATTGTTTTGCCTAGGTCGCCCAGCCCCTCAAGTATCTTGTCGCCTAGAGAAACAAGCTGGTTTTCATCACCCCTGACTTGAATACGGAGAACTCCGCTCAGAACGCCGCCGATGCCATTCCGGCCCAGAATGTCAAAGACCGCTTCCAATCCCTCACGGAGCTTCTCAACTCGCTGAATATCAGCCTCCGCTTGGTCGTTGGCGATTATTCCCTGAGTTCGGAGGTTTTTATAGTGTTCCCAAGCCGCATTTAGCTCCTCAGTCCCCATGGCGGCGTTTCTTACGCGAAAATCATGCTCTTCCAACTGCAAGTTGTGCAACTCAAGCGCCTTACCACTGAGGCCAAGCGCGGCGTTTTGATGCTCAACCTCCCTGATAAGAGCTTGATAGGAAAGCCGTGTTTGATCTAGTTTTTTGTTCTGATCTAAAAGCCTGTCCGCAGCCTCCTTTTGCTTTGATGCTTTATCAAGCTCATCACGAACTTGGATCAGGGCCGCAGCTAAATCCTTGTTGTATTTTGCTGCATCTTCGGCGGCTTCCGTAAGTTCGCGGAAACGTGTCTGCTCTGACGTTTCATTTAAGGCCAAGAGTTGCTGTTGAGCGCCATTGAGAACGCCCTTTAGGCGATCTAGCTCGTCGTTCTGCCTTTCAACTCTGTCGCTTGTGTCGCTGATCTGTCCCCCAAGCCCTGCTTGGGCTTCGCTCATTCCCCTCGTTTGACTTATGGTGTCGAGAAAAACCTTATCAACTCTAGCGAGGCCAATGTTCAGCGTTGAAATTTGCCCATTTAAATCTTTAATTTTCTTTTCAAGCCCCTCAACTGGAAGACCCAAGCTAGGATCATCAGTGGCAATCTTCAGAGATCGCTCTAGAGTTGCTCTCTTTGCAACTAGATCGTTTAGGTCTTGCTCTCCTTCCGCCCTTCTGATTGCAAAGTCTGCCGCTCTAGCTTGCGCGAGTGATCTTAATTCAGCCAGAAGCAGCTTTGTGGACGCAGTCGCGTCTTCTGTTTCTTCCCTGAAGCCGACCATGTAGGTAACTAGCGCCGCCAAGGCGGTGGCGGCTAGTGTGAAGGGGTTTCTAATCAGGGCAAGCGTTAGGCCCTTGACCGCACCAGTTGCGGCGGTTGTAGCTGTTACAAAGGCAAACTTGGCTGCTGTCGCCAAGCCTAGCCGAGCGGTCATAGTCAGCAAGGTCGCCACATACGGAACCATTGCTAAATTAACTAGCGCCAGCTTTGCAGCGTAAAGTGCGGTCGCGGCAGCAATCCCAGAAAGAACCCCAGCGATCTGCTGGCCGTTTTTCAACACCCAATCTAATGCGGGGATCAGCAACCTGCTTAGTGCATCACCCAAAGTTAGTATGGCTTCCCCAAGTAAGGCTGATGCTTGCCTCGTCTTGAAGCCTAGCGACCGCTCCATCTTCTCAACGGCTTCAGCAGCGGCCCCGCTCTTTTCCTTCATTTGCTCCAGAATTTCATTGAAGCTCTGCCCAGCCGTTCCCATCAAAGCCATGACAGGAACAAGCGCCTCAACGCCGCCAAAAAGTTTTGCTAGTTCATCCTGATTGCCGCCAGCTTTCTCACGCAAATCGTCTAGGAAACCAGCCAAGCCCTTTGACTGAAGCGCCGCACTATTAAACTCAAGGCCAAGAGCCTTGGCTGTGTCGGCAGCTTCTTTTGTCGGCTTTGCCACAGCGGCAAGAACTGCCCTCATGCCCTGAACTGCGATGCTGGTTCTGATCCCGCCTTTTGTCAGCGCGGCAACGGAGCCAACTAATTCATCAACGCTAACGCCCATTTCCGAAGCCAATGGAGCAGCTAGACCGAGGGTTCTGGAGAGTTCAGCGATTGTTGTTTTACCAGCCCTCATGCCGACAAACAGGGCATCCGAAACTTGCCCAGCGTTCTCAGATGCAATTCCAAAAGCATTGACAACAGTTGTCAGACCATCAGCGGCGGTCGCAACATCCGTAACACCACCCACGGCCAGCTTGTTGGCCTCTGTGAGCAAACTCACTGCACTAGCCGAAGTCGCCGCACCTGCCGAGATGATGCTATAAAGGGCGTTCGCTTGCTCTGGGGCCGTCGAACCAAAAGCGATTGCCTGCTCACGGGCCGCTCTTGAGAGATCATCCATGCTGACAACGGCTGTGTCCACCAGTGTGGAAACTTCCGCCATCGCATCGCCAAATTGTATCGTCGCCCCAAGAACCTTGCTGATACCAGCATAGGCGGCCACAAAACTCAGCGCCTTGACCGCCGTGCCTAGAAGGTTAGCCTCGCGGGCCGCCCCCTTTGAGGCAAGAGAGAAAGCGCCGAGATCGCGTGAAGCGCCTCGAACATCCGTGCTATCAACTGCAATACGAAGTTTTGCTAGATCAGCCACATCTTACCCCTGAAGCGATGCCGGAGTATGCCTCAAAACAGGCAGAAAGTCACTACTGACCAGTCCGCTTTCCATTAACCTTGTCAGCCCAATCAGCCATGGCCGCTGAAATGCGCTCTCGTTGCTGCTGTGTGATTGTTTGCTTTGTTGGGGCGTATGGTGGCGGGCAGTCCTGTTTTCGCGCCCTGTGGGCCTCTGAGGCGTATTCAGCAGACAACCGCTTGATTATGTCAGCCTCCCAGCCTTGGAGTTCTATCCCTCTGTTGTATTGCCACGCGAATAGTTCAAGCTCGCTGATAGGAGCCATGCTGCCCATACCAACCACTTGTGTCGGGCCGACTTCAAACAGCGCCTCAATAAGATGCGCCCCGCCGCTTACAGGCGGCAGGGTAGTCACACTCGTTTTCATGCGAGGCTGCTTGGCTTTGTCAGGAGTGGCTTGCAGCCAAGCTAGTTGCCTGACGTATAATGCAAGCTCCTCAATCAGCCCTTCAAAAGAAGTTTGAGCGGTTAGCTACAAACTCCTGTGCCTGTTGCATCAGCCATTCATGCTCGCTGTAAACCATGCGGGCATTCTCTTCATTGAACGACAGCTTTTTGCCATCCAGTTCAAATCCCTTCCAGTCAACAGTCAAAGCCACAACTTCATCCAAGGCATCGCGCTCAAGAGTGTCTGCGTCCATTGAGACAGCCTTCTTGCCCTTTGACATACGGGTGAGCATCGCATTCTGCTTGCGGCGCTTAAGGTTCTTGAACACAGAACTATCCTGCCCCAATAGCGTGACAGTCATGCCTTCAATGACCTCTTCGGTGTCGGGGTGTAGAACTTCCATCACAGCGCCTTCCTCAGCGCGTGTCGGCTTTAGATTATTCAAATCCATGATAGCATCCTATCTATCGCACCCGAATACAAAGCGGGCCTGAAGCTAGTCGGATGCTTACTAGCCTCAAGCCCGCACTGTATAGCCGCGCTAATCAGCCGCGACAAGGGTGTGTCAAATTAGGCTTTGACGATGCTGTTGTCGATTTCGAGAACAACTTCAGCCATCGTGATGCTGTCGGCGTTAGCGACATTCACGCGATAGCTCATGACCTGCGCGGTGAAATACTGGATAGAACCATCTACCAGTTCAACCTTCACAGACACTGTTGCATCTGAACCAGCCGCAGCGTCAGCCTTGGTTTCGAAGATAGCCTGACCCGCATCGGTAGCCGATACAGCCATTGTCAGGGTGACAGAGCCATAGTTTACCGAACCACGGCGCTTCGCAACGATACCAGTTGCAAGAGGGGTGTGCGTGGCAAGGGCAGCTTCCGAACCGAAAGCTGGCAGGTCTGAAAGCTCACCGCATGAAGCCCAAGTGAGAGCGGCAAAGCCTGTTGTGTCATAAGTCGCAGGCGCTGCGTCGTCTACAGAGACGACTGTTCCTACTGATGAAAATACGTCCGACATTTTTAAACTCCTGTTGCTGAACAGCCCCGCCCTTTTATCACAAAGAGCGAGGCCGCACAAATCAGGGTTATTTGGGGCTAGTTCAGGGTAGAGACGTTTTCAATGATCCCAAGCTTCCAGACGTTTACCCCTTCCTTGCGCCCCCAAGCCATAAGGTGGGCCTTCCAGCCACCCTTGCCGATAGTTCCGTCCTTGCGCTTAAATTTGAAGCCGAACTTTTTAAGTTGTGAGAACGGAAGTTCCACCTCCACTTGTTCGTCGCCAATATAGCCGTGGCAATAAGTAACATCCCAGAACGGAAAGCCTCTATCGCTGACCATACGAAAACGGGTTATCCGCAGGCCCTCTTCCGTCCAATCAACTGTGCGTTCTGGTCTCCATTCCATGTGATATGTGCTACCAGCCGGAAGCAGGTTTGTGCCACCAATTGAGGGGTCATCGTAATTGTCAATCATTGTCATTCTCCTAGTTGGCGGGCCTTGATAACCCCATAAGCCCACTCAGCCTCTTCGACCCATTGGCTGATGGCGCAATGACTGGTGTAGGGAATCATTACGCTTTCGGTTTCATACTGCTGACCATCGTCAAGCACAAAGTAGTGATAGCCCTCGCCACGAACAAACTCTAGCGGGATGCCTGCTTTGCTAATCGCAGCTTGAACTCTCTTAATGGTGGCAGTCATTTTTTTCTCCTAATGGCGGGCCTCCGTTGGCCCATGCACACCTAATGCCACACCCTGATGGGGGTGTCAAGCGCTCTTTTCATCTATTCGTTGATTTAGGAGCGAGGCATCTTGGCGGCGATCTGTTTTGTCCGCTCAATTGCAGCGCGAACCCATCCACCTTGCTTGTTTTTAGCAAAGTTCGGCTCAAATTCCAGCCGATAAATATAGGGCAGGTTGTTGGTGATATAAAACACGTTGCCGACAGCTTGGCTTACCGCATTGCTCGCAGCCGATATTGTCGCCCCGCCCTGTTTGTCCGTGTCCTCAGTGCTTCCGGTCGCGGGCGTGTTGATCGTGGCCTGCCAATTACCTCGCGCCCTGCCCGTATCGACGGGCGTTCCCTGCACTACGTTCTTGAACAGGTCTAGGCAAAGGTAGCGGATTTGCTTCTCT